CGAGCTGGTTCGATTACTGATGATCCATAAGGAAGAAACATATCATTACCAAGAAGTCTAAAGTGTGTAACTTCCCAGTTTTCAAGTGTTCTATTACCAAGAGTAACCCATCGATAACGAACTGCAAAAGGATCATTAGGGTCATAGTTTTCCTCCCTCTCTATTTCATTTACAGGTATTGGGAATGCATTGATGACCCCATACTCAGGTGATACGTCGTTGTATAAGAAGAAATCTCCATACTTCACGAGGTTACGTGCCCATGAACGAAGGTTGAATTCAACATTTAACGTATTATAGAAAAGGTCCTCAAGAATCTCTTTGATCTTCTCATTGTCAGAATATATGTGTAGTACCCGGCCTTTATCGTCCTGTGCAACTGTTTCATCGGCATAGATGTCCATTGCCGCCGCGATCTCCGGTGTGTACTCCATTTCTTGAAAATCTTGGTACCTCATCAGACGTTCTGAGAGGTTGTAAGCATTAGCTGTGATAGTTGCGTATGTCGGAGCTAATGACTTCTGAAATAGCAAAGCGCCGCTAGACTTTGTTTTGTCTGCGACGGCAATAGTTGTATCAAGGTTGCGAATCTTTCTTTTTACTACAGGTCCGCTCTTGAATAACTTTGAAAGTCTTTGAAATAGTGTCTGATCTTCTTTTGCCATTTATCTTTTGCCAATTCATTTTGAATTAGGCTCTTTCTACACGAAATATTATCTACAAAAATTACATCGTATAACTCAAATCACCTTTTCTGGTTCAGAATTTTTAGTACCATCTGCCTTAAACGTAACTTTTTTCACAACCTTCTTTGGGGCATCAACATATTGAAGTGGTGATGAGATAATTCTTTTTAGCAATTTCTCTGTTTCGTCTAAATGATTACCCATCTCAGACTTTGCTTTTGCTGTTGCAACTTGTTTATATGCCTCAATTGCTTTAAGCAATTTGCTAGCACTTTGTGCCATTGAAGCAGCCTGATCTTCATTGGCTCCTTCTTTTATTGACCTTATCTCTTCTAAAATTATTTGTCGTAGTGCCTGAACGGTAATCTTTGACATTTTTACCCTCTATCGCTAATAGGTATTAGGTTACAATTACATTTATCAATACAACCAAGAAAAATCAGAAACATCAACATGTTTTATATTTGCTGGATCTTGAGGTTTATAGACGTCTTTTGGCCTTGGGTTGTATCCTCTTATATTTGGATTCACCAAAGGTTGAGCAGCATTTATATTTCCTGGCATTTCATTTTTTCTTTCGACCTTAGTTGCTTTTAACATTGCCATCATCATCGCAGCCGCCTGACTATTTAAACTAGAGTCTCCTGCAACGAGCCAAGTTGATATGGCAAGGCTCATAATTAAATCATCATGAGCATCTTTAGATGCCTGCGCTTTTGACCCATTCCAGATAAATGCTTGCAACTGATCATATAAACGTTGCGAGTACGTTTTTATAATAGAATTTCTAGCAAGCTCTTCTAGCTTTGCAAGTATCTGTGATCTAGTTTTTGTTTGTGTAGAAAATCCAGGAACTGCATTTGGGTCCGTTGGTCTATACTCAAACGGGTCGCCAGTGGCACCTTGATAATATAAACGAGGATAACCATCATCCCTAAGTTTAACACAAGTGAAATAACCAAATGTGTTTTGTTCAGGACATACTAAAGCATCATTATACTTCTTTCCCCACTCGAATAGAAGATCTGCAAACTTATCTGGTGGTATCTTACCCATGTATTCACCGACAACTTCACAAGTCTCGTTATCGACTATATGAAAAGTTGAAAAATCTCCAGCATCTCCTCTAGAAACGTCGGCGCCTATTACGTACTTTTTTCCAGACTCAGGTCTACGCCAAATCCACACTGCACTTTGTGGACCCTCTTTTTCAATTGGTATTCTTATAGATTCCCTTATCGCTTCAAGTTCACCTGGTTGTAAGAATGTATCGCCTGAAGAAATAAAGTCGCAAAGAAACTCTTGTGATATACTTCTTTTTGATAGATTTCTAGTTTCTTTAGCAAACCAATCTTCATCATGCTCTGGGTGAACGTACCAAGGAAGTTTTATTGTGTTGAATTCATTTTCCTTTGTTTCTCCTCCCATCCATAAACGATAATATTGACCTCCAACACCGTTAGGTGTTGAGATGATGATTGCATTACCACCTGTTGATAGGGTAGGATATAGACCGGTCCAAATCTCTTCAAAGTCTCTAATGAAGGCGGCCTCGTCAACGATGAGAAGTGAAAGTGCCTCTGAGCGGCCGGCGTCGGGTGATGTTGGAATTGCAGTTATATTAGAACCATTAGCAAATGTGATTGATTGTTTTGTTGGTTCAAATTTCGTAAGCAACAACCATTTCGGTAATCCATCAAGCATTATCTTCACTTTTTTGATGAAGTTCATTGCAGTGGAAAGCTTCGTTGCAATAACTAGGATATTTTTATCCTTTTTAAAGATTGCAAACCAAACTGCATACGCAGCAGTAACTGTTGACAAGCCAAGCTGTCTTGACTTTAGAACTATATTGAATCTATTTTTTTCAAAACTAGAAACACACTCATCTTGAAAATCGTATGTCTCAAATGGAATAAGACCACGCACGGTGTGCTGGATCTTTACGTAATTTTTCATGAAGTATACAGGATCTTTTCCGCATCTTACTATTTCCTGTATTTGTTCACTTCTATTCAAGGGTTTTGTCATGCGATTTCAAAAACCGTCTTTCTTCTAAAATATGCGGTCCTTTTTGGGTTGTGTACGTTGAATCCTATTATTTCAACAGATGTATTTGTAGAATTTTCTTTAGTTGATAAAGAGCTACCACTTATGTTTTTATAAACAGACTTAACGTTCTTTAAAATAGCATTGATAACTTCTTGTGATTCTTCATCATACATCTTGTGCATTTGAACCATCTCTTTTTCAGATGCAAAGTTAACGATTGACATATATGAAGCTGTTAGCAAATCTCCAGCTAAAGTAAATTTCACAGAATAGGATGCAGTCATGGGCGTTGATGACCTGCCCCAAGTCGTATCAAGCGCCTGTCCAAGAGCGTTGTAATCAATTTTAGGCATAATATCTCCAGACTTAAATATAACAGTTCTACTCGAAGACAATGTTTGGATCAACAAATGATCTTTTTGTTACGCTGATTTTTACTTCTTCTTGGGTAGGACGCCACCCATTCAACCATTTTTCTTTATTTGAATATGCCCATTTATCTGCACAAGGAGAGCAACAAGAAAACTTTTTATAAGTTTCTTCGTCATCTTTATGACCAAACCTTATTCCACAAACATCACAAAAAATAGGAATAACATTGTTAACTTCATTTTCAAAATGTGTAGATGGAACTATGATAACATAACTTCCTTTATCACATATTTTTCTATCGTTTGGATAAGTACTCCATTTAATCATGAGTCACCATCAAATACAACCTTTGAATTTTTTTCATTCTTTGTTATCTCTACAATATGATCCACTACATCTTTTATACCATCAACGTGAGTAATAATAAGAATTGTTTTGAAATATCTTTTCAAAGATACTAATAACCTATTACAAGATTCTACTGATGCATCATCTAAAGTACCGAATCCTTCATCCATTATAAAAATGTCTGACTTTGGAAGCGTTGAAACATTGATCATTGCAACTCTTATTGCTAATGATGCAACTGTCTTCTCCATACCTGAGCATAGTTCAATAATCCTTCTAGAATCACCATAATTTATGTAAATTTCTAAAGAATCAGAACTTTCATCATTCTCTAATTCAACAGTAAAATCAACAATTCCTTGTAAGATTTTTGATATCTCTACGTTGATTGCTGGTAGTTGAGACCTAATGATAATAAGGGGTAATCCCTTTTTTGAAAATGCAGTATTTACGAGCTCATAAACCTTCATTTTTTCTAAAAGTTTTTCCCTTGCTTCCTTTTCCTCAATTACCTTGTCTAATGTTGCAGATACTTTTCCTTTCCTAGTTGCTGACTCTACCTTGGCTGACATTAGTGCATCAATATCCTTAGAAAGCTTTTCAATATTTGATTTAATTGAAACTGCTTCTTCATTTTCTTCGTTTTTTAGAGCCGATTCTAGTGAAAGTAACTTGTTCTTTGCGGTTTGCAATTCTAGAACCTTTGAATCCAAAGTAGATCTAAATTTTGCACATTCTGTTTCTTTCCTAGATATATCTAATGTAAGCTTTGATTCTAAAGAAAGAAGCTTCTCTAGCTTTTCTAGCTTTTCAGAAAAGTTTTCACTTTCAAGAGCAGATAGTGATTCCTTTGCTTCATTCAAATTTTGAAGTGAAGTAGAAACTAAAGAAACTTGATTTTCAATTTTTGATTTATTTACGTGTGCATCTTTTATGAATTTACACGTAGGAAATTCATCACCACAAGGTACTTCATCAAGTATCTTAAGTGACTTTTGTTGCTGCAAAAGTAAAGTGTTCTCTTTTTCGTAAATGTGACTAAGATCAGAGATTGCTTTTTCAAGTTTCTTTAAAGATGATACTTTTTTCTTCAGCTCTTCAATATTATTTTCACTTTTTACAGATTCAATTGTCTTTAGTTTCTTATTACTTTCTTTTATCTCTAAATTCAATTTTTCATACTGGTCTTCTAACGTATCATGAGTTTGTTGAAGAATTTTTACATGCTTGGAAAAAGATTCAACTTGATCTGTGGTTACAGGAGTAACATCCTTGTGATTTGAAAGTGAAACTTGCAATTCTGACAAAAATGCTTGTTTCCTCTTTAGCTCATCATGTAGTTTCTTTATTTCTTTTTCATACTCTTCTATGTTGTCTTCATATTGTTTTATAGAAAGAACCCAGTCTCTATCGGGGTAATTTTTTAATTGTGATTTTAGCGATGCTAACTCTTTATTAGAGAGTTCAAAGAGTTTATCAAAAATATCTAAATCAAGAAATCTTGAAAGAACTGCTCTTCTTTTAGTTGATCCTTGAGATATAAATTGGTTAGTTTCGCCTTGAGCAGATAAAGAAGTCATCATAAAATCTTCTTGATTTCCAATCAAACCTCTGATTACCTTTTCCGTGTCATTTCTTTGCTCTCCAGCGAGATCATCTGCATCTCCATCATCTTTTACTCGAAATACGTTTAAAGAAGTTGTTGCATTTACTACTCCTTTTTTATTTTCAGATTTCGTTGTCTGCCTTTCAATGACATAATCTGTTCCGTTGTGATTCAACACAGCCTTAGATGAACAGTATGGTTTACGAACATTACACACATGAACATTTTTAATTACACCACGATCAGTTGCATTGAATAATGCGTACATTATCGTACCAACAATAGATGATTTTCCAATCCTATTTGGTCCAAAAATACCAACAATTCCATTCAACTTATCAAAGTTTATTACATTCTCTGGTCCGTATGCAAACATGTTCTCAAATTCAAGATATCTTAAAGACCACTTTGAATTTCTTGTTGTCTCTTCACCAACAGTAACAGAAGAAAGGTATGTTTTTATTTGTTCATTAACTAATTTCCATTGATCATCAGAAATGCTTACAGTTGAATAGTAATCCTTCATCATTTTTAGGAGTACTTCATGATTCCTTAGATCTGTCTTTTCATATACAGAACTGCCGGTTCTTACGACAGACTTATCTACAAAAAAATCAGACTTAAAAGTTACTTCTGTGGCTGACTTTACATTTTTCAACGATTCACTGATGTTGCTAAATTCCTTTTGACCTAGTGCCTCTGCGGACCTTACTCTAAATCTTGAACCATCAGGATAATTTGATGCCGTAGAAATTAGATCACTAACAGATCCATTCCATTGAATCGTAACATAGGGTTTTGGATTAGGAAGTTTTCTAAAAGTAACATCCCAATCTCTTTGTGATCTTAGCTCCCAAAGAAGATAACCGTGCTGAACATCTTCAGCATAACCTTGCTGAACAGGAGGCCCAGGATATGATATCCATGGTTTCTTTTTTCCATTTGAATCTTCTCTGTAATCTAGGTGTTGGTATTGATGTATGTCACCTAAAAGTGCAAAATCATAATCCTCAAAGAATGATACCTTGATTCCATCAAGTTCCCAACCAACTTCTGTCTTTGAACCTTGAACTGGGCCATGATAACAGGCAATGTTAATTTTGCCTTCAAGGGGTTTTACATTGCTCCAATTTTCTTCATCAAACAAAGAGTAAACACAGAACGTGTAACCTTTATGAAATTCGTATACTCCACTCTTTTTATAGAGATGAATTTTGGGATTGTTCAATGCCTGAACGACTGGTGATACTGCATCTTGTCTTGATAGATTCACAAGATTACCGTCATGGTTTCCAAGTGTAAGGTGGACTTCACATACTTTAGATAAAGATTCCAACCACCATGTTAGTTGTTCAATATACTCAGGTGAGATCCCAGTTGTTTTTGTGTGGAAGATATCACCACCAACGAATATATGATCTACTTTATTTTTCTTGCAATCTTCAATAAAATTTAAAAACACTTGCCGATATTCATCGTGCCTGCTCAAACCTCTCCAATGAATATCGGCAGTATGTGCTATTCTTAACATCTAGTAATAGATGTATACAATAACCTTGTTTATGTTCAAACCTCTGTTGCTGCTACGGTGGCAGTAGCTCCAGCTGTACCAACCTTAGAAGCAATCCCTCCAGCTTCTTTACCAACTTCGTATGCGCCAAAGCCTATCTTTTTCATTGCATCAGAAGCATTGCTACTAAATTCAAGTAACGCATGCCCTATGTGAACAACGGCTTCTATAATAATTGCAGCTAGAACAGCAACATGTAATATTTTTTCAGCTGCCTTCTTTTCTTTCTCGTGCTCCTTTGAGTTAAACTCTTCGTATGTAACAGTTGGAATCTTTTTTATCTTTGAAATAGCAACATATGCTGCGTAAGAAACAGGAGCAGGGTATACTAATACTTTTAAGGCTTTTTCTTCTATTTCATGAAACATGTGTTCATAATGTTCAAATTTTTCTCCCCACTCTTTTTTACCTAAAACTTTATTGAAAATATACGCAAGTGCTTTACATGATAGTGCAAGAGAACCAAGAACCAAAGTAACAGCTTTTACAATTGCCCACCATTTTGTAACTAATAAAGTAATTCCCTCTACTACTACCTCAGTTAGCAGGGGTTCATTTATAACTTCATTTATTTCTAATAGTTTTTTACTTCTATCTACTGACTTCTTTTCCATCAAGCTAAAAGCTAAACGTATTTCATCATGTGTTGGAACTTTATTTTCAACTAATCTGTTTTTTACAAGAATAAGAGATTCTGTTTTTAGTTCACTTTTTGCAGCAATCAATTCTTTTAATTCTTTAGAGAAGCCAGCGTCATCAACCAGACTTTTGATATCTTCGCTTCCCTCAGTAGACTTGAAAGCCTGCAAGAACTCATTGAAACCAAGTTCGCTTAACTTTCCTTTTATATTTTCATTTATGTTATTGATCAACTCTTTTATTTTTGCAACAACCTTTTCTACTTGGGACATTACTTCTTTTTTAGCTTTTTCCTTTAATTTAGAAAAAGGTGCAGCAATTACGTCAAAAATTCCCTCTTGCACAAGTCGTTGTCTCGATATTTCATCTCGAATCAACCTACGTAATTGAGCCTCAGTTACAATAGAATTATTTTTTCTTGCTCGTTTCATCGATTGTAAATATTAGATTCTGAAGCTAGTTGACATCGCTTTTTGTAACTTGTTTGCAAATATGTCTCCCCATTGTAGCTCTTTTGCTTCATTTATCGCAGACTCAAACTCAGATTTAGACATATTTCCTGGGTCTCCCCATTGCCTGACATCAACAACCTTTACATCAAGATCGTAATTAACTAGTTTCTTATAAATCTTTGGCATTTTGGTATCCCACATGTCACCATCCATAGCAAGGTAGACGGGAGTGTTATGAAGTAGAATACGATTGAATAGTTCGTGTTGTTCAGAGAAGTCTGAGCCCAACAAAGCAGTTGTGTTTTCAGGACATTTCGTCATATCAAAAGGACCCTCAACGAGTACAAGCGGCTTTGACCAATCTATATTCAATTCATTGAAAACTACTGACCTATGATCAACATGTGGATTGTCATACTTGGGCTTCTTTGCCTTGTCTATGGCCCTTGCAACAAAATAGTTGAGGTTACCATTAGCGTCAAAGGAAGGCATTATTATCCGCCTTTTCCACCTTTGTTCATCTGATATGCCAAGCTTGAAGTACCATATGTCCCTATCAGATAAACCCCTGGAGTAAACATACCTCCACGCAGCCTTCACGTCAGGATCAAGATCATTTGCAAGTGTCAGCAGTTTAAAATCTTTTGGTAGTTGTAGAACCTCTTGTTCTTCTTTTTGTCCTGTAACAAATTGTGAATCACTTGAAGAAATTCCAAATAGTTCTTTAAAGATTGCCAGCTGCGATTCAGACCCATATTTTCTTATTAGTGGAATTATTGTTCTTGACTTCCATCCACATACCCAGCAATGATTCGCGCTTGTGTCAGTCCTAATTGAAAGTTTCTTTTTTGTTGGATCAGTTGGAGCACATATAGGACAACGTACGTCAAAGTTTACGCCGTTAGAAGAAACGCTTCCTTTTCCAAATAAAGATTCAAAGAATCTTATGCTATCGGAGACAGAACGTATGGCCACGGTCCAATCGTAACACTAACTACATTTATTGTTCACGAGAGGCTAGCAGCTCGTGCAATCACGTATGCATCCGTCATATCCCTTGAGGCATCTATGGGTTGGCCATTCTTCTTCTTTTGCCATTCCACATGTTTCAAGTCGTTTTCAGACATATGTTTGAAGACCTGTTCCTTGCCATTCATTCCAGCAATTGCTGTTCGTTGCATCTTTATTCCACAAAGTTTTCTTGCGTGTGAAGATGAGATGTAGGTTGGATCTACTTGAAATATTCGCCGACCGATGTAGGAGACAATTCCGTTGAACCTCATGAGCGTGGTGATTGTTGTGGCAGATGACATTCCTTTTTGGAATCCAAGTAGTGGTTCCTCTAAAGCGAATACTGTCGGAGCAAATTTTTGTCGATGTAGAATGTCAGACAACACTGATTCTATCAGGTCTGCCTTTTCCCAGAATGTCTTGCACTTCTTAAACTCCACCTTGTCTAGGAGGAGTATGTGTGAACCCTTATCATCAGGAATGATGTCCTTGTCGACGATGCATATGCCTGTCACTGAAGTAGAGACGTCTAGACCGAGGACCAGCTGTTTATTCACTGCATCATTGTTATCCCCAGGGTCACACAGTAAATAACGCTAAATGATATTCATATCTTTTAGTTCTATTTCTGTCAATATTCTATAGGTCATTCCGTGGGCGCCACACCATAATATGGCTGCCTCTGCTTTCTTCTTGATGACAGCTTGATCTAGTTTTCTTTTTTGCTTCACTTCAATGATTTCTTCTCTGCCGTCCTTGTAGCGAACAAAGAA